CGCCCCGACCAGCTCTCCCATGCTGTACAGGGAATGGATGCCGGACTGCGAGCCCGAGGTGTTCACGGCCGACCCCCCGAGCGAGGTCGAGAACTGGAACGCGTTGGCGGTCAGGCCCGTCGAGATCACGTAGTACGCCGTTCCCGCCGTGACGCCCGTCGCGAGCGCCCCCGTGGTCGTGAACCGGATCACGTCGTTCGTCGTCAGCCCGTGGGACGTCTTCGTGACCACGCACGGCGACGCGATCGTCATCGTGCACGTCCCGACGAGCGCGTCCGCGGCGACGGCCGTGTAGACGACCGAGTTCTGCACGTCCTTGTAGGAGCCGTAGACGTAGTTGCGGTTGTTGGCGCGGTTCCAGAGGTAGAGCCTCCCCCCCTGGGACTTGATCAGCCCCTTGAAGTTCTCCGCCGCGTCGAACTGGTTCTCCGCGCTCCCGGGGTTCGCCATCATGATCTTGTAAAGCCCCGAGTTCGGCGACGACGCCCAGACCTGGTATCCGGCGAGCGAGACGTACTGCGTGAAGCTGACGTCCTCGCCGTCCGCGTCCGTCCCGAGCAGGTCGGTCGATATCTCCGTCCAGTCCGAGCCGGAGTAGTATTCCACCTTCTTGCCGCGCGAGCGCAGCGGAAGCTTCGTCCCGTCCACCTTCTCGCCGACGAAGAGGCCAGTGACCTTTCCGGTCCCGGACTGCTCCGTCCCGACGATTTGGTATCCGCCGGACAGCTCGATCTTGTCGCCCATCGTGAGCCAGTTGAGCGACGCCGACGCCGCGTTCTCCTCGATAGAAAAATCCTCCACGCTCGTCACGAGGCCCTTGTCGAAGTCCCTCACCTTGAACTCGCGCAGTGCCATAGATTAGAGGCTCGCCTTCGGGCTCGGGTTTCCGATCCTTCGGACCGCTCGGTCGGCCAGCTTGAGCTGGTCGTTCCAAGCCATCATGCGTCCGAGGCCGCGCTCGTACTGCGACGACCACCTGTCGTCCCACGAGCGTCCCTTCTCCCCCGCGTCCGACGCGTAATAGATCTCCGCCGCCTTGTAGGCGAGGAGGGCGTGGAAGCGCTCGGGAAACGACCATTCCGTCGAGATCGTCAGGTCGGCGGAATACTGCGTGTGGTAGAAGTACATCGTCTTGGCGGCGGAGTTCGTTCCCGTGAGGTAGACGTTCGCGGCGGCGAGGTCGATAAGATACCCGAACGAGGCGTTCTCGCGGGCCTGACGGTCCTCGAAGTCGTATTTCCTGTACGGGACGTAGGATCCGCCCTCCGTCATGGACAGCGGGAGCGCGAATCTCGTCGGCAGGACGCCGATCGCCGCCAGGTAGGACGCCCCGGCGGAAACCGAGTAGGACTGCTCGCGCTTGAGCTGCTCCCACGCCGCCATTCCCTCGATCTCGTCCTTCGCGTCGTTGATGATCTGGAGCGCGTAGTCCGAATCGAGTACGTCGTCCACCATCGATTCCACCTTAGCGATGAGCTCGGTTCCGGTCATATTTTTGGATAATTTGCTCATCCCCGTCCCGATCGGGGGACGGAGTCAGAAAACTATGTCGTGCCGGCGAACTTGAGCAGGTACTTCGGGATCGTCACCGTGTTGGCGAGCGTTCCCGTGGCGGTCGTGGTGACGCGGATGATGTCTCCCTCCGCGACGACGAGGTCGGCGGCGGTCGAGGTCAGCGTCAGCGAGCGGCTCGTGTTGGCCGTGATGGCGGATCCTCCCGTCGCCTTCGTCGTGTTCGCGTCGGTCGCGGCGATGACGGCGGCGGTTCCCGCGCCGGCCTGGCCGCGGTTGACCACGGTCCACGTGACGAAGTTCGTATTGCTGGTGGCGAGCGCGTCGACGGCGTTGACCGTGACGCCGGAGACGGTTCCGGCCGCGGGGGCGAGGACGTCGATGAACACGGCGCCCGTCGTTCCCTGCGTGGCCGTGACGACCTGGGATGACTTGACTCCGGCGGCGGAGGAGAGCTCCGTGCGGGAGATGGATCCGGCGGTCGCCTGGATGTCGCCGACGATCGCGCCGACGGAGTTGATGATGGTGACGCCGTTCTTCGTGAGCGCCGCCGTCCCGGCGAGCTCCACGTCTCGGTTGAATGTCTTCATACGATTGTCTCCTTAATCGGAGAGGGGGGGCGTCTCCGCCCCCCGCTTACCGTTTCTAATTAGACCCAGCTGGAGCTGTCGATCTTCACGTCCACGAGGGCCTGCTTGCCCTCGGTGAACGTCTTCTTGCCGTACAGGCAGCGCGGCTTCACGTACTTTCCGAACTGCATCGGGATGTCCGACACGGCGACGGAGATGTCCTTCTGCATCACCATGTCCACGGCGCCCTTCTGGCCGAACATCTGGTGCGAGATCTCAAGCGACCAGACGTCGGCGGCGGCCGTGAGCGTCTCGGACGTGACCACGTAGCCGTATCCCTCGGCGGCGAGCGCGACCGTGTTGGCCGTGAGGTCGGAGGTGGCGGTCATGCGGGCGAGCAGGCGCTGGTTGGCGCTGGAGAGCGCGACGCCGTTCGCGGTCGTCGTTCCCGGCGTGTTGATAATCGCGCTGAGGTTGGTGTTGGCGGTGTCGGCGGTGGCCCCGATGAGCACGTTGCCGGCGGTCGAGCCGAGAACCGTCTTGAACGTGAGGACCACGCCGTTGACCGTCACGGTGTCGCCGTCGGTCGGCTGCGTGGCGATCGTCAGGGTTCCCGTCCAGTAGCCGTTCGTGGTGGCGAAGCAGTCGAAGCCGAAGTAGCTCGACTTGTATCCGTTGGCTCCAACGAGGGCGCCGTCGACGGACTCGCGCCCGGCGAGCGAGTAGCCGAGCTGCTCGACCACGTACGGGGAAAGGTTGGCGAATCCCGCGCTGCCTCCCGGCTTCATGTTACCGGACTCGGGGCGGCCGTCGTAGGCTCCCACGAGGTCGATGTCGAGGAGCTGGAGCTTGCGCTGGGCGGCCGGGAAGAGCTTGAGCACGTTCGACGCGTCGAGCGTGATGCCCTGTCCTGCCGTTCCGCCGACGTCGCCGGCGTCCAGGTAGGACGTGGCGTTGGCCACCTCGGAGAGGTAGTCGGCGTCGACGTGCTTGCTGATCGCGCGCATCCCGTCCTTGGCGATGCGGTCCATGATCGAGGACTTGTGCTGGATCGCGTCGAAGTCGTCCACCGGGAGGAGGATCGCCGGGGTCTGGTCCACTGTGAGCGTCTCGGAGGATTCCGTGTATTCCTGCTCGGTCATGTCCGTGCCGCGGGTGTAGGAGTCGGCGTAGAGTCGGCCGAAGGACGGGCGAACGACGGCCTGTCCGTTGGTAAGGTTGGACCGTTCCTCGAAGGACGCCTGGGCGGCGAACACCGGGACGGAATAGCGCGTGACCTGCATCCGGTTGCTCAGCTTTGTCTCAAATACGTTCGTGCTGGCCATAAAAGTTTAGTCTATGAACTTGCTGTCGTGGGCGACCTGCCACTTTAGGAACTTGCGGAACGTCTCGGGATCGCGCTTCGCCATCTCGATCTCCTGCTCGTCCGTGACCTTGGAGAAGTCCGTGAGCTCTGACGACCTTCCGCCGGAACTTTCCGCCGAGAAGCCGTTCTTGAACTCGAACTCTTCCGCCTTCACCCTGTAGAGGTCCTCCACGCGGTAGGAGTTGTATCCTTCCGTGAATGCAAGCTCCGCGATGCCGTCCTTCACCGAGCGGATGTGCTCGGGGGTGGCCTGCGGATGCTGTTTTAGAATAAGGGGTATCACCTTCTCGTCGAACTCGCGGGAAACGGCCGCCTTCGCGGCGTCGACCTCGCGGTCCCTGAGAATCTGGTCGTACTTCGAAAGGTCGGGGGCGCTCGCGTTCAGTTTCCTCTCCAGGACTCCCAGGAGGTCTTTCGCCGCGCCGGGATCGAGATTGTACTTCGCCGCCACCGCCTCCACGTCCCCTTCGAACGGGTCGGAGGACCTGGAAAGCCTGGCGATCTCGGCCGCGTGCTCCTCGTTCAGCTTGGAAATGCGCTCCTCGGCGGCCTGCTCGGCCTCCGAACGCGCCTTCTCCGCCGCCTTC